AGCTGTCGCTGTTTATACATCAAATGAAAGAACTAAATCAAAAAGACTTGCACTTGCTAAAACTATTTATCTTGCAGAAAAGTTTGAAAAATTTGAAAACATATATTTTGTATGGACATTAGATTTTAGAGGACGTGCATATCCTGTTTCGCCATATTTAAATCCACAAGGACCTGATTATGCAAAAGCATTATTATTATTTGGTGAATCAAAAGAACTTGGTGATGTTGGTGTAAGATATTTAGCAATACATTTAGCAAATACTTATGGTTATGACAAAGTATCACTTGATGAACGTGTTGCTTGGGCACATAAACACTCTGATGTTATTGCTCATTGTGCTGATGTACCATTTGAAAATAAATTTTGGGAAGAAGCAGATAAACCATTTCAATTTTTAGCAGCATGCTTTGAGTGGGCTGGATATTTAAAACAAGGTAAATCATATAAATCAGATTTATCTGTTCATTCAGACGGTTCATGCAATGGCTTGCAGCACTTCAGTGCAATGCTACGTGATGAAGTAGGTGGTGAAGCTGTTAATTTACTATCATCAAATAAACCACATGACATTTATAATATGGTTACTGATGTTGTTAAAAGTAAATTAAATGAAGATGATTCTACATATTCACAAAATTGGAAATCAGTAGGTATTACAAGAGAAGCAACAAAAAGATCAGTAATGACTTTACCATATGGATCAACACGTTACTCAGCTACAGAATTTGTTGATGAGTATATACAAAAGCGTATTGATAAAGGTGAAGATTTACAATTTACCGATCGACAAAAACAAGCCATTTATTTAGCTGGTAAAGTTTGGGATTCAATTGGTGATGTAGTTATTAAAGCACCAAAAGCAATGGAGTGGCTGCAGAAAGTTGCTCGTTTATGTGCTGAACAAAAAACACCTGTCTTTTGGTTAACACCTTTAGGCTTTCCAGTTAAACAAGCTTATTATTCTAGTACAGAAACCGTTGTGCGAACACGCATGATGGGTAGAATTAGAATACGATCAACAACAAATAAAGTTGATAAGCGTCGCCAAGCTAACGGTATCTCACCGAACTTTGTGCATGCACTCGATGCTACAACAATGTTGTTAACAACAAATTATGCAAAAGAAAAAGGCATAACTGATTTTGCAATGGTGCATGATTCTTTTGGTACACACGCAGCTAATCAAGGAGTATTAAATGAATGTTTACGCAAAGCATTTGTTGATTTGTATACACAAGTAGATCCGTTAGAAACGTTTTTACAATATGCATTAGCAATCATACCAGAAAAGCACCATCACAAAATCCCGGAGTTACCAAAAAAAGGTAACTTAGATATTAACGAAGTATTGAAAGCTGACTATTTTTTCAGTTAATCAATGCACTTGTGTATTAATTGGTACACGTCATAGAAACTAAAGGAGTTAATTATTAATGGATAATAAAGATAAATATCTAAAAATAACAACGCCACAAGGTATTGCAAAATATCCGTGGTTAATAAAAGCTGATACTAAATTTGATGCTGATGGCATTTATAAAACAGATTTAGTATTAACAGCAGATGAAGCAAAAAGTATTGCAGCATCAGTTAAGAAACATTTTGAAAAACATTTTCCAAATACAAAAGGTAAAATGCCTTATTCAAAAGAACTTGATGATCAAAACAAAGAAACAGGCAATTATGTTTTTAAATTTAAAACAAAAAATAAACCTGCTTTGTTTGATGCAGCAGGCAAACCAATGCAAGATGTAAATGTATTTGGTGGATCACAAATTAAAATTTCTGCAACTGCAGCTGCATATTCAGCAGGAGGTAATAAAGGTATTACGCTTTATTTAAATGCAGTTCAAGTTATTGAACTTGTGACTGGTGATTCAGGATCATCACAAAGCTTTGGCTTTACTGCGGAAGAAGGTTACGAACATAAAGGAGAGACTATGACGCCGGTTAAAACACCTGCCGAAAGCTCTCTTGATGACTTTTAAATCAACTTACACAAGTAAAGCTGTACGCAAACTAGGATATAGATCAGGTTTTGAAGTTAAGATTGCAAAACAATTAGACGACTTAAATATTTCTTATGAGTATGAAACATTAAAAGTGAACTATTTAAAACCTGCAAAACCATCTTATTACAAGCCTGATTTTATCCTATCAAATGGAATTATTTGCGAAGTAAAAGGTTTATTTAGCAGTAAAGACAGACAGAAACATTTACTAATTAAAGAACAAAATCCTGAATTAGATATTCGATTTGTTTTTAGTAATTCAAAATTAAAATTAAACAAAAAATCAAAAACTACTTATGCCATGTGGTGTAACAAATATGGTTTTGATTTTTGTGATGCAAAAATACCAAGGGAATGGCTACATGATAAAAACAACAGGACTTAAAAATAGAAAAGAAACAAAGGTAATTGAAATTACACGCACAAATACGGTGCCTGATGAAAAATTAACTAAACATGATTTACATAAAGCTGAATTAGCAAAAGGTAATTTAGGTATTGCACATCATTTTATTATTAGACTTGATGGCACGTTAGAAAAAGGTCGTGATATAAATAAAATCGGCAGCGACAGACAAGATGCTATATCTGTTTTAATTGTTGGTGGTTTAACTACAGACAAGAAAAAAGATACATCATACACTGAGCAGCAGCAAAAATCTTTAGACCGTATTATTGAATTTGCATCTAAGCATTATGGAGTAACTGAAATAATATGAGGATAATATTGGAAGGACCTGATTGTTCAGGTAAAACAACTTTAGCAAAACATTTATTAAATCATTTTGCAAAACATTCGTATATACATAACAGCTTAGACGAAGATAAAAATTTTGTATGGCGAGATTTAAATCGCAATATATTAAAAAAGCATAAATATTTACGTGCTTCACATATAGAAAGCTTAGAAAAAAAGAATATTATTATAGATCGTTTTTGGCCAAGTGAATTTGTGTACGGTAATTTATTTCGTAAAAAAATTGAATACAATATTACAGATCTTAAACACGAAGCAGAAACATATGATCCAATTTATATAGGTTGCTTGCCACCAAAAGATCTTGTGGCAACACGCTTTGCAATGCGAGCAGCTGACAATGAAGAAGATTTTTCAACTGTTGAAAATGTCTACGACATGTATGAATTTTTATTTGATACATGCAAAGAGTTTATAATATTTGATTACACCATAGAAACATTAGATCAATTTGTAAGGAGGTTTGCACTTGAACATTAATACTGTATGGAAAAAAATGTTATCTGATTTATTAGATAAAGGTGAATTATCTTCACCACGTACCCATTTTACAAAAGAATTAATAGGTTATCAAAGTTGTATTGATATGACTAAACCGTTTTTAAATATACCAGAGCGTAAGCTTGGTAATCAATTTAGATACGCTGAAGCTGCTTGGATTTTATCTGGTGATAACAGAGTTAGTACAATTGCGCCTTATTCAAAAATGATTTCACAATTTAGTGATGACGGCGTTAGATTTTTTGGCAGCTACGGTCCTAAAATTGTTGATCAAATATCTTATGTAATTAATTTATTGGATCAAGATCCATACACAAGACAAGCGGTTATTAATATATGGCGAGAAAAACCACCGCAAAGTAAAGATATACCTTGCACTACAAACTTACAATTTGTCATACGTAACAACACAATACATTGCATTGCTAATATGAGATCAAGCGACGCCTGGTTAGGTTGGCCTTATGATGTATTTAATTTTACTTGTGTTTCAATTTATATTTTGTTGCAATTAAAATCTATGCACAATGTTAATTATAAACTTGGAACATTAACTGTTAATGCTGGTTCGCAACATTTGTATAAAAAAGATTGGGAACAAGCAAAGCATTGTTTAAACAATGTATGGGACACGCCATTTATAATTACGCATAGTCAATTTAAAGACGGTGAAACTTTTATAAATTCATTATGGAATAGTGCTCGTGGCTAATTTTGTTAAACATGAACCTTGTCCTGAATGTGGATCTAAAGATAATCTAGCAAGATACGACGATGATTCTGCTTATTGCTTTGGCTGTAAATATGTTGAAGGCAACGTAACAGATCATCAACTATCATCAAACATATCCGGTGAATTTAAAAGTTTAAATGTACGTAAAATTAGTATTGATACATGCAAACGTTATAATTATCGTGTTGGTGTTTATAATAATAAGCAATGCCATATTATGGATTATGGTGCTGCAACAAAGTTTCGATATAAAGATAAAACATTTGCTTGGAAAGGTGATGCTAAATCAGCAAAACTTTTTGGTGAAAAATTATTTAAGAACAAAGACGGTAAACGAATTATAGTTACTGAAGGTGAAATTGATTGTTTAAGTGTTAGTCAAGCATTTGGTAATAAATGGGAAGTTGTATCTATAAAAAATGGTGCACCTGCAGCTGATAAAGATATTAAAAATAGTTTAGATTTTTTACAAACATATGAACAAGTAGTATTTTGTTTTGATCAAGATGCTGTTGGACAAGAAGCAGCTAAAAAATGTGCAGATTTGTTTACTCCAGGTAAAGCGCGCATTGCTGTATTACCATTAAAAGATGCTAATGAAATGCTAGTATCAGGTAAAGTTAAAGAACTTGTACAATGCATTTATGACGCAAAAGTATATAGACCTGATGGCATTATTGATGGTGCAACATTATTTAAAACAATAGCTGAAAAAGATGTTAATGAATCTGTTCCATATTGTTATCCAACATTAAATACAAAAACATATGGATTACGTAAAGGTGAATTAGTTACAATTACTGCAGGAAGTGGCATAGGTAAATCATTAGTATGCAGAGAAATTGCGTATGACTTAATTGTAAAACATAATAAAAAAATTGGTTATATTGCATTAGAAGAATCAGTTAAAAAAACTGCATTGAGTTTATTATCAATTGATTTAGATAAACCACTGCATATTGATAATGATGTTGATACAACAGTTTTAGAAAAAAGTTTTAATAAAGTATTATCAAAAGGTAATGTTTTATTTTATGATCATTTTGGTTCGTTAGAATCAGATAATCTTATTAATAAAATTAGATATTTAGCTATAAGCTGCAACTGTGATTACATTGTTTTAGATCACATAAGTATTGTTGTATCAGGTTTAGAAGGTGGTGATGAACGTCGTGCTATTGATAATGCAATGACAAAGTTAAGATCACTTGTAGAAGAAACAGGTATTGGATTAATACTTGTATCTCATTTAAAAAGACCAGCAGAAAAAGGCCACGAAGAAGGTGCACACACGTCTTTGTCACAATTAAGAGGATCAGCAGGTATTGGTCAATTATCTGATATAGTAATTGGTTTAGAGCGCAATCAGCAAAGTGAAAAAAATTCAAACGTAACTACAATGCGAATATTAAAAAACCGTTTCAGTGGCGATACAGGAAAAGCCGGTGAACTTATTTATAATCCAATTACTGGAAGATTAATCGAGTATGACAAACCAAACAACACCGAGTTATGACACATATTTAACTAATTTGGTTTTAACAGCTTTGCGTAAAGTTGAAAGAACAAATAAACGTGTAACAATACCAGTACACAAAGATATGGATGCTGTTCGTATTTACATAATGATTAACGATTTAATTACAGATTATCCTGAAGCAGAATTAATAGCAGTAACAGTACAAACAGTACATTAAGGAGTAAAATGAAATATTGTTTTGACATAGAAACTGATGGCTTGTTAGATCAGACAACACAAATATGGTGTATTGTTTTAAAAAATATTGAAACAAACCAAGTGTATAAATATTATAACGACACTATTGAAGAAGGTGTTATAGCACTACAAAATGCAGATACAGTAATTGGCCACAATATTATTGCGTTTGATTTACCTGTTGTAAAAAAATTATTTCCTAATTTTAAATACCCAAAAAATGTTTTTGATACTTTAGTTGCAACACGTTTAATATGGGCAGACATTAAAGAACGTGATTTTAAAATGGTTAATAAAGGCTTTCCAACAAAGCTTATTGGTCGCCATAGTTTAAAAGCTTGGGGTGTTAGATTAGGAAATAACAAGCAAGAAATAGAAACAGATTGGTCTGTATTTACAAAAGAAATGCTAGAATATTGTGTGCAAGATGTTGAAGTAACTTACACATTGTACAACAAAATAGTTGAAAAAAATTATGCAGAACAATCATTGCATCTTGAACATAGTTTACAAACAATTTGTACTACAATGATGCGTAATGGTATTGGTTTTGATTTAAAAAAAGCAGAAACTTTGTACGCTGAATTAATACAAGAGCGTAATGATTTAGAAACAAAACTAAATGAAACATTTCCACCATGGGAAATTAAAACACCATTTATACCAAAGGTAAATAATAAAGCACGTGGTTATGTTAAAGGTGTGCCATTTACTAAAGTAAAAACAATAACGTTTAATCCAGGTTCAAGAGATCATATTGTTGATAGATTAAAATCAGTAAAAAATTGGAAGCCAAAAGATTTTACTGCTGATGGTAAACCAAAAATGGACGAAGAAATTTTAAACACATTAGCTTATCCGGAAGCAAAATTATTAAGTAAATATTTTGTAATACAAAAACGAATTGGCATGTTGGCTGAAGGTGCACAAGCATGGTTAAAACAAGAACGTAATAATAGAATACACGGAAGTATTAATACAAATGGTGCTGTTACAGGACGCGCTACACATTCACATCCTAATATAGCTCAAGTACCTGCTGTATATGCACCTTATGGCAAACAATGCAGAGAGTTATTTTGTGCTGCAGAAAACAAAATATTAGTTGGTGTTGATGTATCTGGATTAGAATTACGCATGCTTGCACACTACATGGCAAAATATGATAACGGTGAATATGCTGATATTGTTGTTAATGGTGATGTACACACAGCAAATCAAAAAGCAGCAGGACTTGAAACAAGAGATTTAGCTAAACGTTTTATTTACAGCTTTCTTTACGGCGCGGGTG